TGGAGTCTCATGAAAGAGAGTCGCTTTCCGTGGGGTGCGCCCGATTATCATACTATTAATCGTCCCTCTAAACCTGTTGTGCATATCGAGGGAAAGGGGGGAGGTTATGTTGATCCGAACATTGAGGAAGATGGCTTGGATTACGAACAATTACGATCTAAAACATCTATGGCTAAACCACTTCATCTGGATCGTCTTGTGGATTCGGGGGATCCCAACAACCCATATGCCCATCTAAACGCCGATGTTCGCCAACACTTGATAGGCGAAATGGAAAGAGATGTCGTTGCGGGCAAACCGAGATACGCTATGAGAATGCCAAGACCTGATGAGGAAGAGGAAACAGAGCAAAGGCGACAAGAGTTATTGGCGGGTGAGTAAGATGACGGCATTCGACAAGGCTTGGAGTGTCGTGAAAGCAGTATGCCCCGAATGTGGCGAGGATAGGCCATCTTACGATTATTCGCATGGGCAAAAGATGTGCGACTTTTGTTATGAGAGCGATTACCATCAAGGAACGAGGAATGTAAAATGACAGCATTCGACAAGGCTTGGAATCTTGTGAAAACAAGAGGTTTTGACATCAGGGATCACGAAGAAGATGACAAGGAACCCGTTAGTGCTGGTTATTCTTCTCCTCATAATCAAGGATCACATAACAAATACATACCGATGGATGAAAACGGAGAGCCACTATCTATGGAACCGATGTCATGGGCAAGTGCAAAGGCTATGTTAGATGCGTATGAGGAGGAGACAGGGATACCATGCAATTCCCTCACTCAAATAGCCCCGTTTGAAGGGGGTCTTGCAGATATGATTCTTGACTCAAAAGATTGGGGTGACGGCGAATGACGGCATTCGACAAGGCTTGGGAAGTCGTGAAAACCGATCAAACTGTCTGGGCAGATGATTTCTATGATCAACTAAAGGACAGTCTTGAAGTGCAACTCATAGATGATGGGACACTTGATACTGTTATTGATGTAAATGGAAAGGAATACCGATTCAACTATATGCCTGAAATGGGGGATGGAGGTGATGATTTTCTTGATGAGATCGAATCAACAGTCAATGACGGCGAACATAGTTATGCCGCATTTGTCGAGCAATGCATGGAAGATGCGAAAGAGATGTATATTCAAGATTACATCGAAGAACATTTAGGTGATTCGGAATGACCGCATTCGACAAGGCTTGGACTATCGTGAAGGGTTTGAGTCCTCTTGAGGAAGCAGCAGCAGACGAATATAGCACAGCCGAGGATTACTCTCCAAGCAAGAGAAGAATGATGCTTGAGGAGATGGATCCATATGACCTCGGAGATGCTTTGAATCATCCACATGGCGACCTTGATTATCGAGGTTATGACCCTGCGGCGGCTGCTGCATCGGGTGACGCAAGACGGGAGTTAATTGACACTATGGGCGATGATGAGGTCAATGAGGCTTACGAACAAATCATGAGGCTAAGGGAATTGGGATTGATTGCACCCGATGAGAATCCCTGATATACGATTGTCCCCATAACATAGAACGCAGGGGAGAGCGTCCGGCATAACGCTATCATTGTTGTTAGTCTCCTTCTATCAATTCCCCACTCCCCTGCACCTAAATGACTTTGAACAATGGTCTTGCATTTGCCAACCGTGAGTGGTAGCCATTTTGATCGAGCATGGGATTTAGTCAAAGCCAGACTCACGGAATCGGACAAGAAGGATTGGGGCAAGCCCGGACAGATGATGTGGTGGGCCAAGAGATATGGAGGAGAAATGCCCCGTGCTGTTCCGTATCCGTGGAACCCATACACGTCGGGGCCAATGAAAGGACTACTTGGGCCTGAAAGGCCAAAGGATCAATTTTGGGGCGGGGGCAATCGTGACGTTTATGATTTCATGGATTTGGATGAGAATAGGGATTTGTTGAATCAATTGCTAGGTAGTCCAAGAGATAGGAACATAACCGGCTATCCGCTTGAGGGGCGAGAGATTGTCCCTTGGTCTGAGTTCATGGTTAATGAGGGAATAGCAGATATAGACTCTATGAGTTCAGCAAGGGAAGCCGTAGGTGGTTATGGCAAGCCGGGTAAATTAGAGGGAATTAGTGTTTTAGATAAACCCGCAATTGCCTGTAAAACCAAGACTTGTGGTGCGTGTGAGGCTTGCTATGCTAGAGAGCGCAACATGGCCTCTAACCCTGCTCAGGCGAGGCAATACGACATCCTAGATAGGATACTAACCGATCCTGTTCGTGTGGCTTCGGGGTTGGACGAGTCCTTGTTCGATGCCGCAAGACCATATGCAGGTGGAAAAGACCAACCCGCCAAGACTCGCATCTTTGCGGCGGGTGATGGCAAAGACGCGGGAGAGTTCTCAATGATTACAGATGTTCTGAACAATCAAAGGCCATGGGAGTTGGCCGGATTGTCGCATTGGCTTTCGACACGACAATACCCTGCTGTGCATGATTTCTTACAGGCAAGAAATTGGAAGGACGACGTATTCCCCGAAAATCTTCATTTCAAGGTGTCTCTGCCCGGTCACGAAACACGAGACAGCATTCCCAAATACACAGGCCCACACGCCGATCTCATTCGGGACATTCTCTCTCATCCTCAAATATCCACTACGACTTATCTTGAACCGGATCACAAAGGAGAAGGTATTCAGATATGTCCCGCTTCAGAACCCGAAAATCCTTCTGAGTGCAAAGAAGTCATAGATCCTAGAACTGGTTTGAAAGGTTGCACTTCCTGTCATTCTATGGCAGATATTGGTTATAGGCATCATGGCCGAACAAAGGAACAAACTGAACTCTCTCGGCAAGCGTTAGAAGCGGCTGTGGCAAACATGAGATTTCGACAAGACCCCGAATACAGACGAATGGTCTTAGGTCGAAGAGTGACATAGAAAAATATCCCAACACTCATAACCCTATTAGGGCTGACATTATCTCATGGGAAAGCACGTTTCTGTAATTCTAAGAGATGATTTGTATCATTTAATGGAGTCAAAGAGAGGTCTAGTGGCAAAGTCCGCATTTCTCAATATGGTAATTGAGAAGGGCTTTCGTGCATTGGAGAAAGGAGAGTGAATGAATGGTAATGCAACAACCACCGCCTTTTGGAGGAGGTTCGCCCCCTCCATGGGCAAATGACAGCCAAAGAATAGATGTTAATCTGATAGCCATGCTACTGTGGCAAGCCCTTCTAACGGGTTGCGCTGTTGGCATATCGCATTTGGATTGGTATCTTCCAGATGCCGAACCGGCAGAGATGGGTCTTCAGTATGGTCTGATCTGTTTTGGTTTCCTTTGCATAGCCATGGTTCTGTTCCAAGTGGGTGGAATAAGGGATAGCCTAGCCATGAGAGCAGAGTTCTCCCAAGAAGCACGATATGACAAGTGGTTTAGAAATCAAATGCAACTTCAATCCAGAAGATTCCAGAAAGAACAGATGAGAGCAGAATGGGGTAATCAGTTCACTCAAGCCACAGGCAAGAATTTATTCGGTGTCCCCAACGACGGTTCTGATGAGACAGATGAAGACTAGGGGGGATAAACTTGGTGTGGCCGTTTAGCACCAAGCAAGAGAGACAAGCGGAAGCAATGTCTCAGATATTGGCTGAAAATGCATATGAACGAAGGATGGAACGGCTGGCCGGATGGGTGCGGACAGTTATTGCATTAATTGGAGGGATAGCCCTTACTTTTCTCACTCTATTCCTCTTAGACAATATAGGGAATGTGAGTCCCACAGAAGTATGGGAGTGGCTAACGGACAGGGAGTGATCCCTTGAGTTCCGCAATGTTAGCAGGTCATATTGTAATTGCATCTTTCAATGCGATAAAGAAACTGTATAGGACTTTGAAGCCCCACAGAATAGGAGTCTATGGCCCAAGTATGACGGGCAAGACCACATTGGATCAGTATCTGACAGTTCCGGGTGACATCGAACCGATTCCTGTTGAGTTTAGGACGACTCATGCGAGGCAGAATGGGTATTATATTCTGCCCAAACCTCATCGGCATCAAATCAAATGGAAAAAAGAACGACACCCCATATCAAGTTCTGATGTGGGTGGGCAATCGCAATTCAGAAGTCTATGGGTTGAAGATATGTTTTTTCGGCGTCCTAATGTTGTATTTTTCATGGTTGATGACCGGGTTTTGAAATATCCTCAATTCACAAAGGATGCTGTGGCTTCTTTGTCATATCTCGTGGATGCGATCGTTGGAAAAGAATACCCTCGGACTCTTAGCAGAAAAGCCCGTAAAAATGCAAAAGGGGGTTATCAACCCGATATGTTCTGTTTCCTAATCAACAAGATGGATTTGTGGTGGACTCCACAGGCACAGTATCTTTGGGATAAGAGACTCCAAAGAGAACATCCTATTGTTTTTCCATTTAGACAACAGTTGCGGAGATTGAGAAAAGCAGGTATTCAAGCCGATGTTGAGGCTATTTCGGCCCAACATGGGATGAATGTCGAAAAGGTCATGATAAAGATGATTGAAAGTTTGTGATATTCGGAAAACAGTAAAGAGGGTGTTAGAGGTGACAGGACTATGATGAACATGATGCCATCCATGCCCAATATCTGGAATAGCGGTGTTAGGCTGTCGGGACTTACTGATGAGCAACTCATGAAATTAGCACAGGAAACTGGCGTCAGTTTTCAATTGTTGAAGTCTCAACAAAGGGCTGAAATGGCAAATGCAAGCGGTTCTTCGATGCCCGGAGAGGAGCAAGAATCGTTTGTTCCGACTGTGGAGATCCGATTACACAGCAACCCTAAGAATCCTCGTAAGGCGAGAAAGAAAAACATCAAGATGCTTCGGAAGGCACTAAGGCCACCAAGATACAATTTCGGGCTTTTCAGAATATACAGATACAACGCAGCACACGAGTGTGCTTGCTGCGGTGTGGATATTCGCAGGTTCATAGAGGGAGATGATAATGCGTATGCTCACATTATTGACGAGGACACCCGTATGTCTCTAGCAGACATCTATTGGTTCGATGAAGATACAGGGCAACCGAGGAAACCACACGCTAGGACTCATGGAGATATAGGTGATGAGTTGAATAGTAGCCTGTGTCCCGCACATCTTCACATATATCACACCCTCAAGAAAATCCAACAAGAAGAAATGTTGGAGAATGATGGTATTTCAAGACCCACAAGCATGGGGACAAAGTTTCTCAGAGTCCCCGGATTCGGTGCGCCCAAGACAAAAAATCGTTCGACTACCGAATCTCTAGTCAAATACGAACCGTTTTTTCGCATGATTCAACAAGATGTTCAGCATCAAAAGGGGATTAGTATGACTCAACACCCAAACCCAATAAGTGGCGTTGCAGATCTTGTCACAATAACCTTTGATTTGAGAGCATTACAAATACAAGATGCACAGAGGCAAAGTGGAATGATAGGCGTTCCTGCCGTGAATAGTGCCGCACCACAACAACAACAAACAAATGTCCCTTCCCCTAATCCACAACCGGAGGCCGGGGCTACACAATAAGAGGAATGAAAAATGGGTTGGTTTTCAAGAAATACAGAAGAACCCACGCAGCAATTTGGTGCGCCGACTACGTTTGGTGCAATGGGTGGCGGCATGGGATATGGAATGCAAAATGGAATGATGGATCCGATGCAGATGCAGATGATGGGGCAGAACCCCATGATGCAAGCAATGGCAAACGATCCGATACAGGCAACGGCAAGATTGCTACAATACAATGATCCTGTATCTGAGTTCATACAGGGCAATAACATGGGTGTTTTGCTTGATTTGGTTGGTGAAGTAGTGACATTGGCTTTGAAGGACTTCTTCCAAGCAATCACACTAGCAACCGATGATGATGGAAAGATCACGATTGATACCAATTCCCTTCCATCTAGCCTTGTATCAATGTCTCCTGAGAATCTCAGATTGACTCTGCAAAGCCTCCAATCCGCTTGTCAGACTCAGACTCAGATGAACCAACAGCAGATTCAGATGCTACTTGCGGCTCATAATCCAATGATGAACAATCAACCCGGTTTCTTTGGTAGTCTTCTAGGTGGTATGCTCGGCAATCAGATGCAGCAACAGGGTGGCATGAGTGCAATGGGAACTGCCGGAATGGCATTGTTGTGAGGTGAGAGATATGGCAAAAGATTCTTTTGAGCAAAATATGGGGCTAAACCCCATGCATACGACAGTAGCGATGTTCAGCCCCAACAAGATACTGGTTGAGAGTGCGACGATGATCTTCATCATTGCATTTATGTTGCTAGATATTGTGATACTCCTATACAAGGGGCCAACCATGAGTCCGACACAATCCATGCTTGCATTGGTCGGACTCTTCGTGGTGTTCCTATTGGCGGGCAGACAATACGCCTCCTTTCGGTAGCGGCCCTTCGATCAGGGCCGGGGGATTTACCCCTCAATACTCCGCACCTGTGGCATACTACAATCCGGCTCCCGCCAAGACGCCGGTCAATCCCTTTGATGTTGATCAAGATGGTGATGTGGACTTCAAGGATGTCAAAGCCGCAATCAAGCGCAGAGGTGTGAAAGAGTGTCAGGATTGTGGCAAGCCACTCAAGAAGAAATCGAAATATGGGACGGGATTATGCGTTGAATGCTATCGCAACCCACCTAAGCATAAACTGTGCAAGGCAACAGTCGCTTCCGGGAACAGATGTAAGCGACGTATCGCAACTGATTCCAAGAAGGGATACTGCGGTATTCATATGAAGAAACATGAAAAGACCCAATAACCATGGTATGACGTTGCCCATATCATGGCCGGTCGGCGGACACGCAAGAATTGTCCATTCTGTAATCATCCAGATAGGGATTCTTTGGAACAACAAATCCGAACAGGTATCCTCAAACCCGAAGATCTCGATAGGTCAGAAGGATGGGCTTCTGGTTCAGCCCATAGACATATGAGGCGACACGCAGGTGATTACCATAACAATAGCAATTCGGACTGTCCCATATGCACTCATCCCGAAAGAGCCGAGATTGAATCTTCAATCTTAGAAGGAAGGGCAGGGATAGAAGAGTTTGCATATGAATTGAATGTTGATGACTCGATCATCTCCCATCACATGGAGAGGCACATCAAACCACTCATCAAAGCAGCAGCCGAAGTGGAGATGATACCTACTGCGATTCAAAGCACTCGTGATTCCCTTGCTAAGATAGAAAAGAACATGAATCGACTGGATAGCATTTTCACACTTCACCTTGATGGTTTAGAGGCTCAATACATTGAAACTCCAGATTTAATCTCCCCAAAGGACATAGACCTAGCCGTTCGTCTTCATCGTGAAATCAGAGAGACTCTGAACGAATTGGCAAAGTGGATGGATAAGATGGAAGTAATAGACAAGAGTGAGTCAATCAATGTCATCACAGTCATTCAAGCGCACTTTGCAGAGAAGTCACCTGAAGAGTGGAGAGTCCTAAGAAACGCATTGGCAGAAGCGGGGGTGCTTGAAGAATGAAAACCATGCGTCAATTGATGCTCATGGATACTCCTTATGAGGAGGTCTTGCACGATGAATATCCAAAGACCGAGCAAGATTTGATTATGTTCCTCGATGGTTTGGATTTCGTCGTTGAGGAATGGCTCGACTCTTTGAGTCTTGAAACTTCAAATGACATGGAAAGAGAAGCATCGCAGGGAACTGCTTCTGATGTGATGCTGTCCGTTATGTGGTGCAGATATGCGATAAAGGAATTATGGAAGGTTGCTGATGAAGATGAAGAGAAAAGTATCGGCTACATAGATGTCATGAAATCAATTAAGGATCTCAAACAACAATTCATGAATTTGGCAAAGAGGTATTCCCGTGAGCCATATCTCGCCAATTGGTATCTTGATCTTCCATTGCGTGTTCAATCATCATTCAAGAATATCCACTTGAAAAAGATTGCAGAAAGGAGTGCTTAAGATGTCTAAGATTGTATTATCTTCAGATATTATCAAGATAAGTGCTAATCCCCGTGACGTTGGGAACATATGGCGACCACGGACTCAAGAGTTCACAGGGGGATACAATGGTCGTGAGATGGGCAATTATGGCGATCTCGATGTAAATCCAAATGAAAATGCAGATGGACTCTCGCACCACACTCGTGGAACACCAGAGGACACCGAGAGCAGCGAGCAGAGAGATCCAGAGAAGAGGAGAGAGAAAGCACTCATAGAGTTGATTCCGGGATTAAGGCACATTGACATCAGGCCAGAGAAAATGGATGAGATGATGGAACGAAGCCCCATGCTAGAGCAAGAGAATGAGTTGCTTGAGTCTGGCCTCGGTGTTGATTTAGGAGCCAATGGCTTGTCTTTAGCCGCAGGGGCTAATGTCGGAACCGTCAGAAGCACTACTCCAAACGTCACATATGGGCATCCATCAAGGGGAATGGTTAGAACGAGTTCTGAAGTCGTCCAACAGGACATAGAGAAGGCTCGGAGAAAATACAAGGGAAGGAAATACGAGGAGGATGAAGAAAGTGAAGAAGAGGAAAAGAAATCCAAAGCCAAGAAAAAGCGAAAGAAAAAGCGATCGGGCAAAAAGGGACGAAAGAAAGTCGGAGGAAAACTCGATACCACCGGAGGAAGAGACATCAAGTCCAAGACAAAACGGCGAAAAGCAGCCGCACAACTACAACTTGACGCTCCTGCTAGACGACAATCATTCGCACCCAACGTTAAATCAACTGCAATAAGACAACAGGGTGCAACGAGATCTGAGGGGATACCTCTTAGGCTCCGTGATCCTGTCGCATATCAACGAAAGTTAGCAAACGAGAAGATGCGAAGGGCGGGAGGATCACTCCCTAGAGAACATACTCACCATCGTTCTTCGGGTGCAACGGGTATTGCCGAAACAGCAACTCGTGGAGGGTATATTGGCGGAACCAAGGGTTCGACAAAGATGCCTTCGACTTCTGGTTTGGGAACGAACATGAGGAGTGGTATGAAGCGAGACAGGGTTGAACGAGGATGGGTTGGCGACCCCCTTGGCTTGGGTGATCCAATACCCGATATGAAACTGGCTTCGGAAATCGTTGAGGTCGATGATATGCTCCTCAAAGCAAGCAAATTGAGCAGAACCGAGATTATTCACCTTAAGAAGAAAATCGAGAGACTCATGAGGAAATTGGAGAAACTCACCAAATCGTCCCCAATACTGGATGAGCATTCAAAACGAGGTGGACAAGCAAGTGAAGACAGGGCATCGGCTCCGACAGGCCCGACCGAGGTGAATACCGAGAACACGGCAGCATACAGTTTCGATGATACATCTCTCGCTTTAGGCATGGTAGGCAAGAGGTGAATCAAATTGCCATGGGTGTTCGATACTGATAGTTTCATCATCAAGTCAGAGGGAATATTCGATTTCGATCAATTCATCAACACCATAATGGGAACCGAGGACGTTTCCCTTGCGGGTTTGCAGAATGCCGTATATGGTATGGATCACAACTTCGATGACTTTGAGGGGAGGCAGATGAATGCCTATGAGGCAGATGCCATAGAGATGGCTATTCGTAGTGGGAAGATAGATGCAAACATAGGTCGGATAGTCCATTCAGGCCCCGGAACACCGGGCTACGAGCAAGCAGTAAGTCAAGCCCTTGCAGTAGGAAGGCAATTAGTGAATGCAGCAGCAGAGAAGCAGATTGAGATAAACAATCAAGCAGGTCATGGTTTCCAAGCACCACCACTTCCATTCAGACCGGATGGGAGGTTGAATGCCGAATACGTTAGTGGTGCGGGTGCGACTTCCACCGTCAATATGCAAAAGACCGGGCCAATGGGAAAAAGACGAGGCATGGGTTCGTTCAATCCGTATAATGCCAATGGGGAACTTGTCACTAGCATCCTCTCCGGGCGAAACAATCAGCAAGAGGGTTGGGCAAGGTGGTATGAGGAGGGAGCCAAGGAATTGGGCCTAGTTGAAACTAGATACAACAGACAAGGACAACCCCGTGGTGATAAGAGATTCGTTATACCTGCTCATTATGTTCACAACGATGTCATCTCCATAAACGACAAAAATCTCCTAACGAGGATTAGCAATCACATAAAGGGACTCCAAGGACAAGGCATGGCTCACGACCAAATCAAAGCAGATCTCATTCAACAGCCATTCATGTTCAATGCATTGCACCATTCATATCACAACTTCGATAGCATACACAATCGTATCGAGAGGAAGCATCAGGAGAATCAAGAGATACGAGATGGTCTGATGCAACCTGCCGAAGACGACGATCTCGATGCTGCTGCCGGTCAGCCCGGTATCCCCGGATTGGATTCGATAGACAGAAGCATAATCCCGCCGGAGGCTCAGGGAGATGCATGGGCTAGATGGACGAATAACCACAATTACGGTTCGCATAACAAAAGATCGGTCAAGCAGATGATGAGTGCCTTCGACATGGAAGAGGAGGAAGCCAAGGCAATCTTCGATAGAGCCAACATGAGTCCAGACCAAAGCGGACTCAAGGGGAGCAGAGAGTCCAGACTGTTCCAACTCCTCTATATGCATGAGATGGACAAGCATGGAGGGAACCTCCCACAGGATCACCATTATACCGGGCCGAGGCCACCACTCGATGGTCGAGGAATACAACCCGGCGAACCTGCTCCACCACCAGTAGTGGCACAGCCCCCCGGCCCTGTTCCGCAACCGAACATACCGCCGAACGCACCAGTCAATCCACCTGCTCCACCACTACCATTAGGGCCTCAAGTGGTCGCTACGCCTCCTCCTATGGTTAATGCAGCACCGAAGCCACCGACTCAATACGATGTTGCACCAAGCCGCATGGGCGCGATGGCTCGCGGTATAACTAATCAAAATAGCAATATACCATTGTCCGAAAGCGATTCTGTTGGGCCAACGGTAGGTGAAAGATTGTCAAGGTTCGCAGAACTGTTAGGACGTGCATCCTCAAACGACATATTCCGACGCTCGGAAGAGTTCAAAACAGAGATAGAGGATTACATAGAAAGCGTTCAAGTCGAGTTGGCTCAGACTGTGATAGAGGATTACCAAGACATCAAGAAAATGGACATCAACAATCCCCTTGACATAGCAATCCTCGGTAGTAGGATTCAGAGGCCAACTAATGATGTCATCACCATATTCCATACTCGTGGGGATTGGAGAAACATAGCAAAATCATTTCACGTCGATCACAAAGACGTTCAATTGGTGAAGGTGGCTCTGAATGGATAGCATAGTCCTAGCAGCACGTTTGCATAGCATGGGTGGTGCGAGAGAGGACATCAGAAAGGCCATAGAGTCATGGAATCTTGAGAAGAAGGTTGTTGTCGATGAGCAAGGGAGAGCCGTGCATGATGATACAGGAGCGAAGGAAATGTTCCCTCGCATGACTAATTGGATGCAAGGCGAAGGATTCCGAAGAGATGCGACAAACCCTCGACCTCGCAACCCCAATGAAATCCCTGACTTGCGTCAGGAGATAGAAGGAGATCCCAACAGAAAGGGTGCAGATGTCGAACAAAGCGGTGCGAAAGGGGGGCGGATAACAGACGCCGACCGTGCAAGGGTCGATCAGATAACAGGTGGGAACAACGCCCAAAGCAACGTCGATGCATCGTCAAAGGGCAGAGCCACAGGTATGGACAATAGGATTTCTAATCTTGAGAATAGGTTCAACCGCAGACAAGCAGGTGAACCACCAAGCATGGGCGATAGGATGAAGCAAGGCTTTGGCAATGTGAAAGAAGCCGTTGGCAACGTCGGTTCCCGCATAGGTGCAGCAGGTAGCAAGGCACTCACTAGCGCAGGGGAGGCAATCGGAAACGCCGCTACTGCCGCCAAGGATAAGATGGGTCAAGCGGGAGAGAAGATGGGTCAAGTCAGAGACAAGACCCTTGCTGCTACTGATGATGCTATGATGGGAGCCGCTAGGAGTCTTGGTCGTGGAGTAGGGACGGCACAGGCCAAGGGTTCCCAGATGATGGGTTCGGCTAAGGAAAAGGCAGGTCAAATGGGAGCCAAGGCTTCTGAGTTGGGCGGAGGTATGCTAGATGCTGCCAAGCGACTAGGACAAGGCGCATATGGTAAGATCCAGAATGCCGCATCGAAGGTTCCCGGCATGGCAAGTGCCGCCAAGCAGAAGGCGGGCGAGATAGGTGCTGGCGTCATGGGCGCAGCAGGTCAAGCCGGTCGTGGGGCCATGGACATGGCAGGTAAAGCCGGTCGTGGGGCTATGGACATGGCAGGTAAAGCCGGTCAAGCAGCCATGGGCGCAGGTCGTGGAGTCATGAATGCGGCCTCGCAATTACCCGGTCAGGCTCAAGCGGCATACCAAGGCGTAAAGCATGGTTCCCAAGGCGGTGCTAACAGAGGAGGGGCATACCTCCCCGGCATTGGTGGTCGAGTAGGCAACTTCGCTCATGGCCTCAAGCAAGGTGGACTTAGCGGACTCATGGAGCAAGGAGTCGTGGGAACCACGAGAGCCGGTCAGCAAGACAGGTATGGCATAGGCAGACAAGAATCCAAGGACATGAGGAGACTACACGATTCCAATATGAGAGATGCTTCATATGCTCAAGCAAGAAACGATCTTACAGAAGGTCAGCAAGTGGCGTATGGGTGGGATCCAGAGTCACAGCCCGCACCAGCACCCGGCACACCAGCACCCGGCGCAGCAGCACCGGCAGCAGCAGGAGCAGCAGCACCCACTCCGGGTGATGCAGATGGCAACGGTGTTCCCGATGTCGAAGAGACTCAGACCACTTCAACAGATGGAGCAACAGGTGAGGTGACACAGACTACTGAGAGAAAGGTCACTCCGCAACCAATGGATCCCGCAGGTGGCAATACGACAGGAAGCCTCTTCGATCAAGCACCCGCAGGTTATGGTGGGGGTGGTGATATGAATCAAGGACAGATACAAGGAGGAAGCCTCTTCGATCAAGCACCCGCAGGTTATGGCAACTCAAGTGGCAACATGGGAAGTGGAGGCGGACAACAGCAGCAACAGCAAATGCGTGGTGGGAGCCAATCAGTAAATGTGAACGTCGCAGGTTCACCCCCCGGTGCGGGTGGTGAAGGTGCGGGTAATGCAGGGAACCCTGCGCTAGATGCATTAACAGCCAATGCCGCAGAACGAGCAGGAAGGACAGGTGGACTGGCTAGAAATATCCCTCTTGGGATAATGACAGGTGGTGCATCCATCGCCGCAGGTGGATTAGCGAACTATTTGACTAGAAGAGGTGGAAAACGTGATCTCCAAAACCTCGCTCCGCAATATCAAAAGGCCGTGTCAATTGTGGAAATCCGCCAAGACATAGAGAAGGGCCGATTCAGCGATGCGTTCAATGCTCTGAGAGGCAAAAACATGAGCGATGAGGAGATGGAGTCGAACAGGGCGAGGAAGAGATTTGAAGCAATTCAACAGATTGAACGTGGCAAGGCTTTTCGTGCAGGACATAAACCATTGACTGAACACCAGTATCTAGCAGAAGCAGACAGGATGGGTGCTATGCACGAGAGAGGTGGCAATAGAATTGCCCCGTTCTATGCACCTCATCCAGAGGCCCCTCCAGAAGAAGCCCCTCCAGAAGAAGCCCCTCCAGAACCTCCTCAACAATTGGCTCTCCCTGCGCCTCGGCAAGAGGCAGAGGAGGAAGACGATCAGCCAATACAAAGGGATGACATCGTTGAGAGGTCAGAGCCATGGACTATCGTGGAGAATCCCTTTGACAATCCATTCTATTCCACGGACGCTTTCAAGATAAGGAAGGAACCAGCACCCGCTACTGAGGTCGAGCATTCGATTATTGAGGAATTCATAACCGAAGAGAATCACGTTGAGAAAGTGGATTTGTCCGGTTTTGAAACGGTTGAGGGCGATGACCTTTCGCTGTTGCCCGCATCCGTGTTTGCCAAGAGCAACCCCGTGGGTGATGACATGAGTCTGTTGCCATCGGGGTGGGGTAAAGATGTCCAATGAAGCGATGCTTGAACTGACAAGCAAAGTCGATTGGGAAATGGGGCGTCGTGATTTCCGTTTCTTCTTTGAGGACATCTGTGGCTTCCAGTTAGCACATTTTCACAAGGAGTGGTATGAGAATGCAGAGGAGCATAACAAGGTCTGCGTCATAGCCAGCCGTGATCATGGCAAGTCGGTTTTCTTCAGAGTCTATCTCCTGTGGAAGATGGCTTACAATCCCGGCACAGAGGTTCTCTTCTTCAGCCACAGCCAGCACCAGTCCATAGACCACATGGCTAAGTTGGATGAGTTGATTGTCACTACACCTGCCTTGGCGCACTTGAAACCCGCTAGGGGTTGGGCCAAGCAGTTGTTCAAGATGTCAAACAAGTCCTCCATTCGTGCTATGTCAATCGGTAAGGCCGTTCGTGGGGCGCACCCCGACATTGTGATTCTTGACGATATATTGTCTAGTGAGGCAGACACCCAATTGAAGTCCATATCCACATGGTTCTATACCGCATTATTGCCAGTCCTCCACCACACGGCCCAACTCTGCGTGGTGGGGACACCATTCTCTTTCACAGATCTGTATGCGGAACTGAGAGGTCTTGAGGGATATTGCGTAAATGAGTATCCGGCAATCAACGAAGCGACAGGAGAGCCATTATGGCCTGAGAGGTGGAATCTCGATGCTTTGAATACGAGGAGGGGGGAGATGACCTCCATAGCATTCACTCGTGAGTATCTATGCAAACCGATAGCAAGTGAGGCAAGCCTGTTCCCGGAGGAGATGCTTGAGAGGGTCAAAGACGATTCGCTCGCTCTTTCATACTACCCTGATCCCGATGAGTCATTGAATTACTACATAGGATGGGATCCAGCAATCAGCGCAGATAGGAGAGCAGACTATACTTGCATGATAGTCATAGGCATGGATGAGAATCGCCACAAGCGAGTGATTCATGTCCATCATGAGAAGAACATGGATTTCAATCAGCAGATTGACAAGATCATAGAACTCAATGCTCGATTCAATCCCGTTATAATCGAACTAGAGACTAACAATTTCGCCATGGCATTCAATCAGGTTCTTCAAGAAATCAGCGATTTGCCAATCAAACCATTCAACATGAGTAGGATGAAGAAGGAGGCTTTGATTCATTCGCTTCAACTCCATTTTGAGCAGAAGCACCTCATTGTCCCATACAAGGACGATGGTGCAACTAGGCGTCACATGAACACTCTGTTGAATGAATTATCCATGTTCACCATGCTTGACAATGGTAAGATGGAGAGTCTTGGGGCGCATGACGACATGGTGATTGCCCTTGCACTTTCGGTGCAAGCGACCAAGGAGTATAGGGAGAATATAATAATCCTAGATGGTGAGACATGGCAGAATAGGTTGGGGTGGGCCGATGCATAAGGACTACTTGAAACCCATTCAAGGAGTGGATGACTTGGTTTCTTCATTGAGAAAGAATGCAGAGATAGAAGCGGCGCAGTTAGAAGCCGATGCGGCTCAGAAGAAATTAGAGGAGTTGCAGCAACAGGCAAACACGCCCAAACCAGTCGATCCAAGAGAGGAGGCTGAAGTCGGAACCACTTCTATGGATGGTTCGGACGAAGGGCAGAATGACACTATGCTACCGGATGCCGCACCACTTCCTCCCGAAGAAAAACTCGCATCCATAGACAGATTTTGGTTTGTGGATAACTTCTCCATGACTGGCAGGGAGTTATCCGATCTGTTAATCAAATCAAAGCATATCAAGGCTCTCGATGCCATACAACCTCTGCTGAAAATGGAAAAGCAAGCCATTCTATCTCACTTTACTGGTGTTTCCCCCAATCTCATTCATGAAATACCCCTTACAGACAAGGACTATGACTGTTTGAATACCAATGCCGAACGATTGGATCTGCCTTTCAGACGCTTTGTGAAGTCATGGGAATCGTCTGATGAGTCCGGTAAGGAAATTGCCAAGAGAGAGTGGCGCAAGACCATTGATGAAGAAGAGAGACTCTCAAATCGTGAAAGAAACATATTGTTCAAGTGCAGAGAGATACTTCACAATAGGGGGGCCTTGAATGCCCAGACACTCAAGACGTATGGTGTGCAAGCGAGTCCCGCAGAGATTTCATCCCTCATCAAATCTCATGGCTTTTTATTCGATATAATTTCAGTAGGACAGTTCAGCAAGAGCCAAGGTCGTGGTCTTTTCTATGATATACGAAGAAGAGATGTTTTGTTGAAGGACTCTGATAGGTTCCTAGCGGGGTTGTTGGAGAATGGAGCCATATTCAAGATGGATGCACGATACAATCCTCGCATCGAGATTCAATTTAATGCACCAACAGCACCATGGTATGCCTCTGCTTTGCAGAAGGAACTAGACGTTGCCAATGTTTCAGCAAAGGGCAAGGGCCTAGAGATACTAGGTGAAATAGCAGTTAGGGCGGCTTTGGAAAAAGCAGAGCCGCATCTAAACGGTCATTGTCCCGATGCAAGCAAGATGCTCAAAGCCATGAAAGGGGATCAAGATGCGCTTCTTGTCTTAGCATATGAGAGCATGGAACCCGACGAACAAATGAAACTGCTCAAAAGGCATAACCTCTCGGATGAGGATATGGCCGGGAAGAGGGAGATGGTGATGTCAAGTGGTTGATGAGAAGAGAATGGAGAGGGTATTCTCTGCCATAGGCGTCGATATGGAGAGGCATTCAACGCCTGTTCCATCAATGCCCCTATTCACCCAAGGTGTTCAAGAACCTCCGCTTCTCCAAGGAATCACCATCCCTGCTCTCTATGCTGCTGCTTACGAATGCATGGTCTTGCGTTCCATACTCCAGCACCTTTCTGTTGAGACATTCAGGAAGGGATGGGACTGGAAGGCCAAATTCGTATGCAAGTGCATAGACTGTGAAGAGGAATACCAGCAACAGGTGGATGAATGCAAAGCCTGTGGTGGTGAAGTGAGGAAACCGGATAGAGGACAGATCGAATACGCAGATGCGATTCTCGACAACAATAACCGGATGACTCAGAATTTCATAGAGATTCTTCGTGAGATTGAGATGGATTTGAATATCGTTGATGATGCATACATCATCTTGACTAAGGAGTATTTCGTCGATCCCAAGACACAGCAACCAGCATTCTTCAGAATCAAAGAGGTGTCAAGGGCAGACCCCATATTCATGCGTATCCTCTCTGACAAGAGAGGGATAAGGGGTGGGACGCAATACACCAGTCTGCTAGACAGATCATTCAGAACGAGCGATTCCACCGACAAATGTCCTATCTCAGGTATGCCAGTAGTCCCTGTTCATTACATCAACCTAGCAGGTGTGGGCAACGGACAGGTCTATACTGAGGGAGAAGTCATCCATATCAGCAAGTGGTCGCCATCCAAGTTGTATGGGCGTAGCCCCGTTGCTACCATGTGGAGGCAAGTCAATACTCTCATCGCTATGGATAACTACGTCTATTCGGCATATCAGAAGAGAAGAATGCCAAGAGGGGTCATGGTAATCAAGTCATCCAACATGGAGACTGTCGAGAGGACAGCAAGGAACATCCAAGAGCATCTTGAACGTGATCCAAACTATGTGCCAACAATCGGAGTCGAAACCGAATCGGGTCGTGGTGGACTTGAGTATGTCCGTATGATGGACACTCTTGAGGAATTGCAGTATATCCCAATCAAGGATGACATCAGACAGCGAATATCTGCATACTATGGTGTCTCTAACGTATTCATGAATGATGTGTCAGGAGGGGGTCTGAACAATGAGGGTATGCAAATCGTCGTTAGCAATAGAGCAATATCATATGCTCAGTCGATATACAACCGAGTCATATTCCCTATGCTCATGGACGCATTTGACATCAGCGAATGGACACTCACTCTGACTCCACATGAGGAAGAGGATGAAATCATGCAACTCCGCAGGGATGAGATGGCTATCCGCAACATGATGCAGATGAAGCAATCCGGGTATGAGGCCAAGTTAAGGGATCAGATAGATGACAAATTCCTCAACTTCGATTACAGAGAACCCTCTGAAGAGGAGATTGCAGAGAAGGAAGCGCAAGCGGCGGCGGCTCAAGGACAGCAACAAGGAGGTGGCGCACCGCCTCCACAAGGAGGCCCTCCTAAATGAGTGCATTTGACCGGGCATGGGGTATTGCTAAGACCGAGAATCCCGCCGATCAGGAATGGTTCATGTATGGTGGACAAGAAGGAACACATATTGAGATTGACGAAGATAGTGGAGATCCAATAACCTACTTTGCTGGTTCGCCATGTCCTTCCTGTGGTGGAACACAAGGGTATTATGAGGATTTTTGGTATGACGGGGATGAACCAAAGCCTATGACATATCATTGGTGCGGTCATGCAGTTGATAGAGAGCAGATATGTGGCGATTGTCATTCACCTATTACTTCGGATAACCCAAGTTTGGATTCGGGGTTAGTTCCGGTTGATGAAAAAGTAATGAGTGCCATGAGGGGTGCTAAGGGGCTTGGTGACAAAAGGACACATTCGGGCAATAGTGGGTTAGGGTGCAAAAATTGTTATGATAGATTTGCCTTTGATGGACTACTGCCTTACAATATGGAAACCGAACTCGTTGGTATAGAGTTTGATCCGTCTGTTCATTGGAGATATGAATCACAGGGAGATGACGGGACATGAGTGCATTTGAGAGTGCATGGTCTGTGGTGAAAGAAGAACGAGTATATCCTCGTGACGATGGATGGGAAGAAATCGATCCTCGTATGCCCGGAACACACACCATGGGAATGCTACAAGTCAAGAATACCTTAGAATCGCAGATGCCCGAATATGAATTCAAACTGATAAATAATCATCCTCATCGAACCGGGGCTGCATACAAAATACTACGAAGATTGCGTAAAGACATTGGCAAATCCATGGAACTGAGGGAAGCCAAGCACACCACTCGTGGCACGGAATTGAAGCCACTTACTGAAACAGATCATGGTGAGCAAGCAAGAGCCAGCAAATCTCCTCAACATATGAAGAGGCATGATGGAGCATCGAGCAGAGGCAAGAAGGGAGACAAGCGAGACAAGGGAATGGGTGGCAAGAAAATCAGTAATGCTGATGACGCTATCAAGCGTATCGACCGTAAATTCTCAGGTAGTGAAAGGGGGAATTCTCATTAAGCATGGTTTTTCTAACGGGGGCGAGCCACATGAGTGACGACCAGTTATTTAGCCTCAAGAAGATGGATCCAATGGCTCGGAGAGCGTTGGCATCCGTCGAAGCAATGCAGAAGGCAATAGACCACAACAACAGAGATGACATAGAGAAGCACCTTAATGATGCCAAGAATGCATTGACGATGCTTTCAGACGATCTAGGACTCTATGACAAACTAGCAAAGACCGCAGAAAAGGAAGATCACCAACTCGGTCAGATTCTCAAATTCGATAACAATGAAGGTAGCGTATCAGCCAATGACGGTGCTATCGCTCTCGGTGTCGTCCGTGCGGGCAGGACAGACAAGATTTACCGCCCGCACACGGTATATTGAGGGAGAACGATGACGGCATTTGAAAAGGCATGGAAAACTTGCATTCCTATTCGCAAAGATATGGGTCTTGTCCGACCCGGCGATGAGGTTCAATCGCCCGGTAGGCTTTACACCGCCGGAAGAGATGCTCCAGAGTGTTTTGTATGTGGCATGGATGTTTATGAAACGGAATTAGAATCGTGTAATGCCGGTGGCGATCACTTCTATTTCTGTGATGAACACGAGATGGAAGCCGCTTACAGAACCTTAGATGCTTGTAGGGGTCATGCCTCTTTAGAAGAAGGCAGAGACTCCGTTAATATGGAGTGAGAAAGAATGGCATGGAGTTCAAGCGGTTCTCTCGCAGACAGACTCCGAGCCGTGCGTGTCCGTGACGACATTATCCGCAAGCAAGACCCTTCCATGGGTGCATTGGGCGAGATGGGGATGGGTGGGCTTCAGAATGTTCAACCAGTCCAAGAACAAGCAGCAGGGGGCATACCCGGACAAGGAAGTCCACCGAAGTCCGATGTGGGCCTCGGCCTTGATGCCCTCCTTGAGCCATTCACCATGATGGATCAGAACATAGCACAGGTCAAACTACTCATCGACCAACAAGGCGTAGCCGGTGTTCTGCCGGATAATCTTGAGGATTTGGAGAATGACTTGATGGATTTAGAGCAAATCTTGATGAAGATTAAGCAAGGCATTAGGAGAATGAATGCCCAACACGCTCCCCTTGCTCAACACGATGCGAAGCAAATGGTTAGCCCTGCTGCCAATGCAGCGATAGGGGGTGCAGCGCAATGAGTGACAAGGACACAAAGGAATCTATCGAGATAGCGAAGGAATTGATGGAAGAAGTAAAGATACTCAAGGCTCGCATAGAGAGCCTAGAAGCGGAAAACGCCATCTTGGAAAAGAACCAAGAAGACCCTGCCATAATGATGAGGAAGGCAGGTTGGATTTCCATGACTACGCCTCATGCAGCAGAGACATTCGACCCACTTAACAGAGATGCGGAGGCAACATCAGTCACAGTTGGGCCATTCTCCGGTAGTGGTGACATGATCACGAAGTCCCGTTTCGATGAAATCAGAGAGTGGGAAGACGCAGAGAGGGAGATGAGGCAATGAGATATTTCGACCCGATGAAGGAAACACCAGAAGGCAAACTACTAGCAATCGTGAGAGACATCGAGAAGGCGGTTGGCATAGAGAAGAACTACGAGTGCAACATGGGGTGTGAAGATCCTGAGTGCAAGACTTGTGGGCCTGATGTCAAGAAGTATGTCCAAGAAAACTCTGCTGATAACGTCAAACCGATGTTCATGGAAATCTCAGGCAAGACGGAGATACCTGCAACAGGATATACTGGAAACCAAGTATTACCATATTTTGAGGACGGCAAGTCAAGAAGCCCGATTAGCGAAGTGGCAAAAATGCCCTCTGTTTCCCAGACGGGTTATGATGATGTGAATGTCTCCTCTATGCATATGCATTACAATGATGGTGGAGATTATGACTATCGTGCTAAGGTCGAAGAGTCCCTAGCCGAGATAAAGAAAGAGGCAAATGCGGGCCAACTCGGAATCCTTGAAGAGATTGTGGGTCAAATTGAAGCGATCTATTCCCGCCTATGAGGTGGGAAGATGTCGGATCAAGTCAGATACAGAACCGACGTTGTTCTCTCATGCATCATTGGCAAGGAGCCGCCAATCTCCAATTACATCAAATCACTAGATGGGAATGAGATAACCAAGCAAGACATGGCTGCTCTTGCTATGTCTGCTCCATCGTCACCTTACGTTTTTCGTGAACTTGAAGGCTCGCTTCTCCCTTCTGAGATGGTGATTCCCGATCATAAGGACTATCTTGCCGGTCATACAAAGGTTAGCACATCTTATGCTACTGACTGGCCCCTTGCCCATGAGAGCAATCGTTTCGGAGAGCATCACCCATTTGGTGCTAATTCAAACTGCTGTCCCTTGTTGCATGGCCTTCAATGGGGGGAACCGCAATATGTCCAGCATCTCTTTGACTTCATAACGCATTATGGTGAACAGCACCAAGAAGGAGAAAGAAGGAACAAATACGGGCATGAAGAAGCAAAGGTATTCGGTCAGCCCCAAGACTCCATCATGGATATGAGAAATCGGTCGCTATTGGCTTCCGGGCTTCCTGAAGAAGAGTGGTCGGAACAGAAGCGTGATCAATTCACTAACAGTTTTGGCCTTCTTCCATATCTGTTCGGTCTTGAATGGAATGATGAAGATCAGATTGAAAGGTTCATGGACATTCTTGGGAAACTAAGTCAAACTGAAGATATGAATTCTCCTGATGCCAAGAAACTAATCAATGATTGCCAAGGCAAATGTGGCATAACATGGGATCGTGCTTTGAGAAATTGGCGTGATAGGTTCACACCCCTTGCAGCATGGTGGCAGAGGCCAAGTGACAGGAGTGGCCCGACATCTTCCGGGGAGGATATGTTTCATTCCCCATTCGTTGGTGACGAACCAAGTCATAATCATCATTGGTGGGAGCCATTTCAGTATTGGGGGGGTGTTGGCAGGAGTGTCGATTCTCTCAAATCCATGTTCTCTCAATCATATCCAAAAATATTCAACGAGGGTTGGCTTGCACCTTTCTTGACCGATGCGGTTCCAATTGAGGGATCACATATGCTTAGTGGTTCTCACTTCCCTGTCTCGTCCAATACTGCACCCGAACACGCTCATGCTCATACTCCTATGTCCATGGGAGAAGGCATGGATTTTGAAAGGAGAAGGGCAAATTGGAGCCACGCTGCAATGCATCACCATCTGCCACCATCTGCCATAGAAGGACAAGGCAATAGGATGACTATTCCATCGTCCGCATTCAACTTCAGCAGATTAGGGCAAGCCATTATGCAGACATCTGATCTTAACAAACCACGAGCAGGTATGTCAAGAGAGGAACATCCGAACTCCAATGATGATTACTACGACCTTCACAATCGTCATGCTATGAATACAGATGATGCACTAGCATCGGTCATGATGGATATGGCTACTGAAATATCAAGTCAGTTTGGGCCACAACATCTCAAGGCAATAGGGGGTGACATGAATGCGAACACTTTGGCACGAGGTAATATGCAGCAACTGGCTCAAGCCGCCAACTATGCATTAATGCGAGGACAAGGCACTCACTCGCATAGTTATTCCATACCAGACTTCTCAAGTGGCATGAAATCAATGAAGAGAGGTTCCTTCGGCCCCGTTAGCCCTGTGTCCGAATCAGTAGCGGCCCCGATATTCAATAGCGGAAATACTGATGCTTGGGGTCATCCAATGGAGGCTACCCTTGGTTGGAAGTGGGACAAAGATGCAGACAAGGTTGTTTTTGATGTCAAGGACACGCCCTTTACTACTATGCAGAGAACTGCCCATGAAGGCTTGGTTTCAGCAGTTGATCCATCTTGGCGAGACAAAAAAATCAATCCAACAAACGCAAGCGCAGGTATCTTCACATCCAATGATTCGACATTTGGTTTTCCGACAATTACCTATGACTTGGCTAAATCGGACGATGATTACGAACCGACCGGGGTATTCAACAGCACCATAGAACCTGCTCATGTAGTTAGGGACTTAGATGATATGGACACTCTCAAAGGCTTTAGCGGTGATTGGGTTGTTCAAAAGAAACCGGAAGGGGAACACGTTCTAGTGAAAAAGGTAGGCAAAAGCGTTGAACCCCTGAGTTTGCCGGGTAAAGTAAAGAAATCCATCAAGGATACTGTCGAGGGAGATGTCGTGTTCGATGCATACGTCAAGGGCGATTTACTAACCGTTGTCGATCTTCTTGTCCACAAAGGAGATGATTTGCACATGGAACCCCTTAGTGATAGGATTAATATTTTGAAAACATTGTATTCGACTACTGAAAACGTCCATTATCCATCTCCCAATTCATGCGTTAATACTGATGAAGAGGGACTCACAAAGACAATAGCCAGTCTTGACAGGGATGATTTACTCCTCAGAGATGCTACATCAACATTCATCAAAGGCAGAGAAATCCATCCCAAGTGGGTTCTCTATGCTCAAAGCGATATTAGTAAGAGTGCTATGTTGCCACCATTACCAGAGATTAGCGTAAGAGGCTCTGAAGTCATTCTGGAATATCCCACCATACATAGGCCAATCATTGTCAAAACAGATACTGATGAAGAGGGAAGGTATGTTAGCGAGTATGATGGGCCGGATTATCTTGTCAAGAATGCGGAGATTCAATTTGACATATGGGGGCCAGTAGCAGCATTCCATATTGATCCCGACAATAATGCCCTTCGACACATACCCTCATTGATTATCAAGAATAGGCTTCTCAAGTCAATAGATAAAGCCCCGGAAGTAATTACAGAATCTGAATTCGATGATGAAGAAAGCGTGTCAGACATTATGCGTCATGCTCGTAAGGCTATAACAGCAGATGACAGGGCTTTAACGACCAAGGAAATACTCGCTCATGTCGATGGTCTTACCGAGAGAATGCTTGAGAATTATTCGGGAGAGTATGGATTAGAACGCACAGAAGGTGGCAAGTGGACTGTCAATGAGGCAATTGATGACGATATAGCGGAGAAATTTGCATTCCCCCGGATGAATAGGGCATCATCAGATGGTGGAGCATGGTCTGGTATGCAAGCGGATATTACAGCCCCGACCGGGCCGACGCAGATTACTGATGATGAAAACACCACATTCGGTGATCCGAAGGAGGATCAAGAAGAAGTCGATCCAACTACTATATTCAAACCAATGCATATGGTTGTTGAAACAGAAGATGGAGAGGTCGTTTTGGAAATCCAAGAGGATAAGGCAACTCTTAGGTTCCCACAAGAAGAAAAAAATCACGAAGAAGAAGAAAACGATGTGCTACCAGCCACTCGTGATGACAAAGCCCTGTGATTCATGACAGCCCTGTCATGTTGTCATTCATATACTATTGTCCGTGATTGGTCGAAATAATGGCAACCGCAGAGATGCTTGAACCGACTGTTGGATGGTCTGCTTTCGGTGCAGACTTCATCCTCAAGCAAGACATCGGTGACGATCTGTTTGTTGCCGGGTATGCAAGCGTGGACATGGTGGACAAGCAAGGAGACAGAATCCCTGCTAACGCACTAAAGAAGGCATTCGGCAAATTCATGGACAATGCGGCATTCAGGAACGTCCAACTAGCACATAGCGGCATCCAAGTCGGAGAAGTAGTTCCTTCCTTTACAGATTCACAAGGCAGAGTGTGGAAGTCCGAGGTGGACGACCACGGCCTATTCGTCGTTTGCAGAATACGCAACGACATTCAGAAAGCACGAGAAGTGCAAAAGCAGGTGCGAGATGGAGATCTCCGTGCCTTTTCAATAGGGGGCCAAGCCCTATTCCGTGTGTCTAAGCACACGCCTGAGCATGGCAACCACCGTGAGATTACTGACCTTGAGTTGCACGAGATAACTCTCTGCAAGAAGGGGATTAACCCAGAGGCCAGATACACCATACTAAAAATGGATAATGAAAACGAGGAAGTGGAAAAGATGACAGACAACGAAGCATTGACGGAAATAAGAGACAGTCTGAGTGGAATACTCAGCAAACTCGACAAGACAGAAGAGAAGTCCGAGGAGAAGTCAGATGAGAAGGAAGAGGTTGAAGTGGCAAAGTCCACTCAAGACGCTCTTGCTTACATCGACACTCTTGAGAAGTTCGCACACGAGAAGGGTGTGAACCTAGACGGACTCAGAGAACACTTTGGCCTAGAGAAGGCTTACATGGTCGGCGTGGACGGCTCTGGTGGCTACTCTCACAGAGGCATGGGTGACGAGATCGGTAGCGGCGAGGACGCAACCGAGCCATCCTACCCATCACTATCGGCTCCCGGTGGCAACAAGTATGTCATCAAGCAGCCCGGTGTGAAGAACATGGCCTACAACAAGCCATCCGGCAACAAGAATGTCATCAAGGCTGGTGACATTACTGCCGATGACCTAGAGAGGGGCTACTCTGCATACGCATCCCTGCGTGACGAAGAGGCACTAAAGTCACTCGTCAAGCAAGATTGGGAGGCTCGCTACGACGCTGAGACAGCCCGTGCGCTTGAAGTGCAGAAGGCTTCTGACTACGGCGGACAGATTGCTACTCTGAAGGCAGAGATTGAGAACCTACGATCCGGTTCCGACGAGATTGCCAAGTCAGCAGCAGCACCTACCACGGACATTCGCATCCCCACCCACGAGGAGTTTGCCACTATGGGCAGCGACCTAGAGGGTTGGAGAGCCACCGAGGATCTAGCAAGGAGGGCTTTGAGAGGCGAGTAATCGTTTTTCGGGTGAGATAGGAGAACAGGAAGTGAAAAGATGAGTGGATCAAGAGGATACATACGAACAATAGAAGACATGGAGAGGCTATACTACGGTGCGGGAGCAGGTGCAAACGCATGGGCTTACTCCGGGACTGACCTCCTGAAGGCTGACTCTCCTTTGGTGAGCAGCACGACAGGAACCTACCAAGCGATCTTCGGGCGAAAGGTCTGGTCGCAGTTGAACCAAGAGTTCAACGCTTTCAGCATACTGCCCAAGAAGCCATGGGAGAAGAGTGGATGGAGGGTCGTCACCGATAAGCCTGACAGGACAAAGGGTGGCGGACTACCTGAGAACGGAACTCTGCCAGAAACCACCAAGCCGACCTTCGCAGAGGTCAGCACCAAGCCCAAGACTGTGGCTCACACCTTCGACCTAAGCGAGACAGCAATGTTCCTCGCTGACAAGGACGACGGATTGGGTGACGCTAGGGCTGTCATGAAGATGGAGATGGCAAAGCACCACGCAGAACACATCAACACGATGCTGCTTCAAGACGTGAACACCGCAGCCGGGAACGACTTTGAGTCCCTCGACAGGTGTCTCTCTTCGTCATTCACCGAGTCAGCAACTGACTTCGTGGATACGATTGCCGATCACAACCAATACAACCTGACTAGAAATGGTGCAGGTGCAGGTTCACAGCAATGGTATGATGCTAACTGTGACGCAGGTTCCGCAGGTGCGGCTCGTGCGCTCAGTCTGAACGTCATTGATGGAATGTTCAGAACCGTCTGGGAGAAGGGTGGACAGCCAAAGGTTATCCTAACTGGCTACGATACCCTAGAGAAGGTTCAACAACTACTCCAGCCACAGCAGAGGTTCACCGAGATGAAGAGGGTTGTCCCCGGAGTGAACGGAGTAAAGGGTGTCCCCGGTATGGAGGCTGGCTTCGTAGTCGCCACCTACAACGGAGTCCCTCTGATTCCTTCCAAGGACGTGACCGCAGACACCGGAGAATTGTCGAGAATGTATTTCATCGACTCTGACTACCTATACTTCTGCACGGCCAAGCCAACTCTTTACCACGAGTCCGGGATTGAGACTGGCGACCCATTCGGGATCAACAGGCTAGGTCAGATGGGAATGTTCCACACCATGGGAGAACTATGGCAGTTATTCTATCGAGCGCACGGAAAGGTGAGGGACATCGCTGCGTGAGCAGATGGAGAATGATGGAGAATAAGAGGTGAAGAAAAATGGCAAACACTAATCTAACAGGAAACGGAACAGTAGTCTTCGATAGCCGCCTATGGGGTGGAGTCGGAGAGGATGACACAGCATGGCTACAAAGCCCAATAGGAAGCAACAGCGTGACAGGCACGATCAGCATGGCTATCGTGGATGTAGTAGTGACTGATGGAGATGCGGCATTCGCATACGACTTGGCACTATCCACGAACGCCGTCACAGGTTCTGCCCTAATCGGTATTCTAAGCGCACACAACATCACAACTGCGGGCGGAAACGCCTTCACAGTCGCAGGGAACGTATCAACTACGACCCTGTTGAAACTGACCCCGGCTTCGGCAGGTCAGGATGGCGACACAGTTAGGATCACCTTCCTATACAGGTGAAGGTGAGCCAAATGGCTCTTAGCCTTCGATACGTTGGGGCAAGACCCTACACCGAGATACCCATTGGCAAGCATCAAGTCATGGGTTTCTCTCGTGGGATGATCCGTGATGACGTTCCAGAGGACATCATAAAAACCAAGATAATGCCACTCATCGAGAATGGTGGAACTTCTTGGGAAGTTGTTGGGACTAGCAAGAAGCAAGCCAAGAAGATGCTTGAGGTAGTCGAGGTAGTTGAGGAACCTACTCCAGCCCCGGAACCGGAACCAGAACCAGAACCGGAACCTGTGGTTGAAGAGGTGATCGAGGATGAACCAACTCCCGCCGCTACTGATGCTGAAGTGGACGTGGATATTCTTCTAGCAGCAGCCGGGTTTGACAGTAAGATGACACGGGCGCAGATGATGGCATGGTGTTCAGACAAGGGCATAGGCGTGAATAACCGTTCGACCAAAGCGTCTATGACTGATGCAGCCCGTGAATACATCACGGGGGCATCTGAGTGACCGATTCATACGCAGACATTGATGATGGCGTTGGCCGCTATGCGAGTCGATGCCGTGTCAATCGAAGAGTCTTGACTCTAACCGCAGATGGAACGAACTCCCTCAACGGGACTTTGGATCTCAACGGCAAGATAGGGAGAGTCATACTCGATCCATCAAGAGTGACTTGTGGTTCCAATACGGCAACCGGGGGTTCGCTCAAAATCACAATGGACGTTGAAGATAGTGAAGGTGTCGAGTATCCTTACTGTGACACTATTGCGGCACTTGATGTTAGAACCTCAAGCAACGCCCCTCTAAACTTCGTGACATCAGAAGGTGCGAACAAGAATGCAGATGGTGGGAACACTAGCGGCGTTCATTTCACCGTATCTGCTCCTGCTTCTTCGACAACTGGTGGAGTCACGATTGACGAAGCAGCATCATGGAATGGGCTTGTCTGCGGACGTGTCCGATTCACAGTAGCCACTTCAAACAGCACATTCTCAGCAGGGACGATACGAATAATTGTCCTCCACGAATGATCTGAAAAAAAATATACCTTAAATAGGATTGTCCCCAAGGTTGTTTCAGTATGGCACTTACAGTCGAGCAACTTGGGCGAACGAATGTGACGGGCAATAGGCTTACTGTTGCTCTCAAGATTACCTTTGATGATAGTTATCCAACCAATGGAGAGGCACTCGATCTAACTACTTACGTTTCAAACATAGAAACTGTTCACGTCGAAGTAAGCGGAGGTTTTGTTTTCCAATACGACAGAACCAACAAGAAGTTGAAGGCGTTTGAAGCAGGTGCGGACGGTGATGCATTAGATGAGGTGGATAACGCAACCAACCTCTCAACAGTAGTCACATACCTCACAGTCACAGGTGGGCGAGCCTAATCGGGGGCTTGCCGGTGGGACTAGAAGTCGGTGACATTTGCTTTGAAGAAGCACACGAGATAGAGCGTCGTCGTAAGACACGCATGGCTGAGATAGCAACTAACGAAGGGTCTATTCACGAAGGCGACTCTCCTTTCAGTAAGGAGAACCTCGCTAAGGCACAGACAATCAAGATGAAGTTAAGAGGAAGAGAGAGATATGACATTCAGAACATCACATCGGGAACTCGTTGCACCGACTGTGGGTTGTTGCATTTCTGTTGGACTCCTCGATGTGCCGGTTGTGGATCAGACATGGATTTCAATCTGGGGAGACATGGGTGATGCGTAATGCCAAGAGTATTCACACCGGGGCATAGACCAGACCAACCCCTATATCCTACTGATTTGGTATATACCACAGTAGCAAAGGTCGAGGCTTACCTTCAACTCCCGGAAGCAAAGCCAACGGAATTGATAGGAAACACCTCGACCGTGACAGATAGCGGAGTGACATACATCAAGATGCCAATTTCCGGTAAGGACTATCGAAGATGGGGGTTCGCTACTGGTGATACTGTCACTCTCTATGATGACGTTGATGCTCTAGGGAGTTCCTTGACAATCACGGGGGTCGAGTCTCTTGGCTCAAGTGGCGGAGTAGCCTTGAAAGCCGTTGATCCCGGAACAGCATACACCAAGGCAAATAACGCAGAAGTGCAACCATCGAGCATCCTATCCAATTCCTCTCAAAGAGGAATCACAAAATCACAAGTCGAGACATTGATTCAAAGGAGACAAGATTACATTGACAGAATATGCCGAATCTCATGGCGACCCCGGCTCATTGTCGATGAGTATCAGAACTTCACCACGTTCAAGCCATACCGCCGAAGATACTACACAGACTATGTTGGAGCAATCATGCTTCGCAATAGGCCCGTTCAGAGAGTTCTCCGCATGGCCGTGTGGCAAGGCGATCATTATCGTGAATTAGCAGCATCGAGAGTAAGGCTGACTGTCAAAGACCCTCACCTATTCAATGGAACGGACAAGATATTCCTATGTCCCAACATTGCTCATACTGCCACTTTGTCTAGTGGGACATCATCCACCACATGGGGCAAGGATTTCGGAGTGAAAACAGTAGCAAGCGAGATTGGCAATCTAATCAACGAAGACTCATCAACAGGCAAAGCGGCTATTCAAATAGGAAGTATGACTGAAAATGGCAAGGCACTTAACGTAAGCCATGAGTTCTTGGCTACTGCTAACAGCGATGAAGGCGACGGCATAGTCCTCATCAGTAGCATGAGATCGACTGACGAAGGCGAAAACACCACCATAGCAACAACGAACCTAAGTTGCTTTGATTACTCTTTGAGCAGCACCAATGACTCAACCGTTAGTGGCACAGGAAGCACCTTCACCGTAGCCGATGGTTCCGGCTTTGTCCAAGGCAATGGATTGTATTACTATGGCACAGGCGCAACGATCCGTGTGGCACGATGCACGAGAGATGGAAACAGCATTACCATTGTCGATGACCTGACTTCTTCATTCCAATCAAACTTGACAACAAGCACGGTCGTCAAACAGACTACTCTAGCAAGTGACTCGACTGATGAGAAGAGGCAGAAGGACTGGTGGTCTATCGAAGACAATGGGCAAATCATGTTCAACAATCAATACCCCTTCTTTGAGAATCACAGCCTCAAGATTTCATACATCTATGGAGAGAGGTATCTGGACAAGGCAATAGAGGATGCTTGCACTAAGTTAGTGGCCTTGGACATCATGATGACTGACGACTACACAGCCATGTTCCCGGAAGGAACCCAGAACGTCGATCTCAATTCTAAGATTCAAAAATTGGATGAAGAAGTCAAGAGGCTATTGATACCCTATCAAGAAGGAATCATTGTCGCAGGTATGGGTGGTTAGTCTGTGGATGATGGGTATATCGAGTATCTCAAGAATCTAATATTGGTTCAAAAGCAAACGACAAAAAGCATAGAGTCTGCTGCTGATGCAGAACGAACCATGTTTGATGTCACGCTTCAACGTGAGAAGAAGATGAATGAAAGGGATGGGATTAATTATTCGGATGAGGAAATGGAGGAAATTGCTATGAAGCAAGTTGAGAACAGTCCGGCAAGGAAGGATAGGGACACGGCTATCGAATTATTAGAGGAGGCATACCTTGGCTGATCCAATACTTGCACTAAGAGACATTCTTCAGACCAATTGGTCTAAGCCTCCCGAACCATCAATAGAGGACATCGCTGACCTCGACAAGGGTGATGCAAAGCGAGTGAGGATGCTCGACAACGATGTCATTCGTATCTTTGAGACAGCACATAATGAGGCACAGCCTGAACTTCTCTATGATTATGTGAACGAACACGTCAATATCACCATCGACATAAGGACTGTCGATAGCAGAGAGAGGCTTTCTGAGTTGAGGAACGAAGTCAGAAGGATCATCCATGGCTTCAGAAAGGGAGATGGGACTAACTTCGATCGAGCGATATTCAAGACAAGAACTGACTTATCGGATAGGAGTAAGAAACTCTTCAGATACACTCTGCAATACGAGATAGTGTCGTTCAGTCTTCTCGCTAGTGCCGTTGAACCAGTAGTGAATCCAGCATCGGGAGAGGTTTCCGGGGGGAATACATATCAGACCTATGATGGAGATTTGACGACTTTAGCCGCTATGACCCCCTCTGATAGTGTATTCATCGTAGGAAATGGAGTTAATTGGGTAGCAGAGAGTGGGGCTACTGCAAGGACATCATTGGGTCTTGGGACAATAGCCACTCAGGATTCAGATGATGTATCCATCACAGGTGGTTCCATCAATGGTGTTGCTATTGGAACAAGCACTACTGGTGTAGTGTATAGTATAACAGCCGGGACAGGTATTACTGCAAACCAAGCCGCAGGTGCGGTGACTCTCAACGTAGGCGGTCTGACTGTAT